CCGTAAGGCCTGTAGAAGGAGGTGATAATATGCTCCAATATACCACGAAAGACGCTACGGTGCCTATCAATTATGCATATGCAATAACTGTTGGCGACGTAACTTTTCGCTTAGCTTATTTCGCTGAGGAATTAGGTAAAGGATACCTCACGCGTGATTTCACGTGTGACTATATCCATACCGGACCTCTCCGAAATACGGGCGATCATGACTGTTATCACGCAAAGGTGACGTCGAATCTGATCATTCCATTTTTAAACGAATGGAAACCGTATCCGTTTCGACCTATCACTGGAGGTGATTACACGAAGTCTTCTTTTCCCTATGACCCTATTACTAACAGCTGCTTTGTTTTACCTGGAAGAGCCCCCGTAAATTATTTTACGACGTCTCCTACTGGTTACATTGCGTCTGCTGGATGGGTTGAGTCGACTCAAAAGCCAAACGTATACATGTCGATTTGTCATTTAGGACAATTCAACACTATCGTACGGCCAAACAGTTTGCTTTCCACAGTACTGTGGAATGTCGCGTATCTGGAAATCGATAGTAACTCTAAAACTTCGTGGAAAACGAAGTCAGGATTTATATCGACTCCTTATACTGTCAACAGTAAAGCATGGACTGATATTACTTTAGGTAATATCTTCCCTTACTGTTCGAACGGCATTAAGCAGGCTAAGAGTTTCATTGAGACTCTTAGTTCGACTCCTTATCCGACGCCGGGATCTTATATGGCATTGATACATTGGCCTGCTTGTTCTAAGAAAATGGTACAACCACTTCTTAGCGCATTACGGGACATTGCATCAAACATCCGTGATCAGATCCTTCCGGAACCGGATACGACATTTGGGAATTTGGTCCTCAAGGCAATTGATAATTGCCGCTACGTAGACTGTAATTCTATTGCTTATCTCCGCGATCTTAAAACAATCGGCGGTGAATTAGCAGAATTCAGGACTGCACTTAAACAACCTTGGAATCCTAAGAAGTGGGCGAACCTATTTCTTTCCGTAAAGTACGGAACGAGATTAACGGCTTCGGACACTGCCTCGATTTACGAAGGTTGCAAGCGTGCAGCTGCCGAACTAAAGAAGTATTTTAGATTATCCAGTACTCATGCTCGAGCGACGATTGTTAAACAAACGTTGCCTTACATGAAGTCTTGGACTCGTGAACTTCACGTCAAGATCTACTATACTCCAATTGACGGCGATTTGGCCCGATCGGTCAAGTTATTACTTGACTACGATCTATATCCTACATTCAAGGGTTTATGGGATTTAGTCCCACTATCCTTTTGTGTCGATTGGGTCATTAACGTAGGAGGGTTCTTACGTGCTTATGATAGGGCGATATATTTGCAATATTTGCATGTTCCGCTCTGGATACGCACTCATAAGGACATTATCGAACTGAGCATTGACGAGAGTTGGTATTTTGCCGCTCAAGTCGAACCACTCACCAACCTTAAGTTAACTCTATACACTAGACAGTGTAGAGAAAAACTTAACCTTCCAACTCCCCAGATTGATTCGTCATCAGCCTGGAAAGACAACTTCGTGACTACAACTGCATTAGTAATGCAGCGAATTAAAACGTAGTCTATCGATGTTTAAAATCGAAAGGAGGTAATTCTATATGAATTACACAAAAGGCGACTTCACCGTAGCGTCCCTAGGGACGGATACCGTGAAAGTTGACAAAGATCTTAAAGCAGTCGACTTGACATTTTCTGTCGACTATGCTAAATCCAAAGAAAGCCCGACTGAGATCATGATGACTAACGTCACAGGAACTGATATCGGAGCTTTCGAAACGATCCGCTACGGAGGGACAGATGTGGCTGATATTTATGCTGCAACTACTATCCCAAGCGCTACACGATTGCTCAATAAGTCGGGTCGGCAAGTTCTTGTGGAACTCAAGACAACTTATCGAGCAACAAATTCTAAAACAGGTGAAATATATGATATTCCACTCGTTTCAAGAATGGTTATGCGCACTTCGCAATCTCCTTTAGTAACCGACGCCATGATCTGGGACGGAATGAAGCGCCTTTATGGCTCCATGACCGACACCGGATCATCGGGTGCTCAGCGACTAATAGAGTGTATGCGAGGAAGTCTATTGCCTAAAGGAGTTTAATCTTTTATGACAATAGAAGGATCCTATAGCGGAACTAGAGACATCCAAGAATATCTTGGGTGCATCCAATACAAAGCTGGCTCATCTTTTCTTGACGATAAAGAGAGTCATATGCTATTGTCGAAAGGCTTAGTATATGGGGTTGGCATACTATTGGACCTCCTACCTGACTCAAGAGACGCTATACGTCGATATCGGGGTTGGCTAATGTCAACTCGGATTATTGACGTATTAGATCTCGGTAACCTTCTCAAACGATGTGATATGTTTCTAAAAAATTATTTAGAACTATTTCACCGTGACAAGAAAGTTATGACGTTAGAGCAGTTTAAACGTGCTCTTCGGGAAGATACTGCCTGTTGGGGTTTCATATCAACTATGAATACGACAATAGGAAGTTACTTATCTTCTCCTAGTCCTGATCAGTTTCGGATCTTGAACACATGGTTCAATTTCTTTCGACGCCTGAATGTTCCTGGTTTGAACTTGGAACATCAGATGGAAGAAGAATACGTTGCCTTCGAGGATGGTATCATCGAAGAGCAAGATGAGAACCTCATCGTAGAAATGGAATCCATTTTCTATGATTGGTTTCGGGATTTTACGCTTGAGAGTTTCACTCCTAAGCATGGTCCTGGATCTGTGTCGGGAACGAGCGGTCGTCTACCGCTCGTTTTCAAATACACTCTAATGAAGCGTGACGTCCTTCTTGATTATATTAAGAAGGATATCGGTCAACTTCATGAGTGGTCGCCACTCCCGTTTGAATTCGGGGAGTGTCGGACGTCCGAGCTTGTTTGCGTGCCTAAATCGATTATAACTAATCGAACAATATCGCGAGAACCTGCGTCGTTGATGTATTTTCAACAGGCGTATGCATCGTGTATAGTTAGGCATGTTCACAGCCATCCATATTTGCGACGGATTATTGATTTTTCGAATCAACAGTTATCGCAAGATATGGCTAGGGAAGGATCAATACGTGGTAAGTTTGCTACGATTGATCTCAGCGCAGCATCGGATTCTGTTTCGTTTGACTTAGTCAAACGACTGCTAAAGCGGCTACCTCTTTTACGAAGAGGCGTAATAGCTACTCGCAGTACACACACGATTCTACCATCGGGTCGTGTCTTAAAGCTTAAAAAGTTTGCTCCTATGGGTTCAGCTTTATGCTTTCCTATAGAAACAATCATTTTTGCGCTTTGCTGCGAAGTCGCTCGTAGGAGATGCGGCATAGGCACATATCGTGTCTATGGCGATGATATCATCATCGATTCTAGGATTGTGGATACTTTGTCTGGTATCCTTAACACGTTACGTTTTAAAGTCAACGTGACGAAATCCTTTCGGAATGTCTTGCCTCGCGGTAACTTCCGTGAAGCATGCGGCGGAGAATACCTTGACGGTATCAATGTCGCTCCCTTCCGACTCCCTCGAAAATTCAAGGGAGAAAATCGTTTGACGAATTGTCATCCTGATTCCATTGCAAGCTACATATCACTGGCTAATACAGCCTTTGATGCGTATCTCTTGCACACTCGATACTTGATCTTAAAAGATCTTGAATCTGCATATGTCGGTTTCCAATCGTTACCTTTCAGTGATGACGGCAAAAAGGGTATAAAAACCTTTTCTTACTGTTGCACTAATTGGAGATTGAAACGACGCTTCGACGGTTTAACTAACCGGAAGAGTTGCACATTCCAGATGCAATACTTTGAAAATGGTTCGACAATTTTGGGTAATTGCGAAGCATGTTCTAAGTTTGCTAAGAACACAGGTGTTGAACTTTCTTGTACTGATAGTATGAGCTATCATGTCGAAAAAGTCCGACTGTTCGAGTGGCTCAAACAGCGAAGCAGACAAACTGTTACAGTTTGTCAATCTTCTACGATTGAGTCTATCACTGAATTGGAAAATTCAGCGATTGGAATTTGTCCGCAGCGCGCTGTGATGCGCGTACGTTGGAGGTAAAACCGACGTGGTCCCTTAAACGGGATGGGGTTAACCCCAAGAAGGCTTTAAACAGAGAGAGTAGTACACACTACAGTTTGGCTGACGGGCTATTTTCTAATCGCACAAGTTGTACACCCAGTAAACTGGATGTCACCGTGTTGCTATGTGAAAACTCCGTCAACTGCTAGCAGGGGCAC